GCCGTCAACGCGAACAGGCCAGGGCAGCACCGTAAATAATTGTTAAGCGCTCATCCCACCGTGCCTATTGCTCAGGCTATTATGTGGGAGCGTTTCAACCGCTGACCCATGCAACCGTCCTTCCATTGCATTGCCAATATCGGCGATGCGACTCCGCTTGTCCATGGCGGCGCTTTCGTTATGATCGATCGACGCGGCGCGTATTGTCCTGAATTGTTAATCTTGGAACCCTACGGTTCCGACAATTACAGTGATCCTACAAACTGGCGCCTTCACACTGTTCAATGCAAGCGCCTGACTGTAATTAAAGCCAGCGGCTTTGGCGCCCGTTTGTCAGACAATCCATTCCACGTTAACACAGCTACGTGGTGGTCTGGCGATCTTTCGCCTTTCGCTGAATACATAGGCGAGTCGCTAGAAAGTATAGCGCGCAGGTTTGCGTCAAGCGGACCGCTTGACAGGGCTTTTTTGTATCACGATCTTTTTAACTATCACGGCTCCGCTAACTTTGACGAATATCCGCGGGAATTGAATAAAAGACAGGCTAGTAATTTTTGCCGCGCCATGGATCGCCAAGTCAAGGCCACAGGAAAGTGGGCGGACGGTTACGGGGTTAACTTCGCTTGACCGCCCCGCAATTCCGCGCTAACTTTTCATTGCCCCACCGCTTCTCCTGTTATGTGGTTTGATCGTTTCGACATTGTGGAGGCTCATTACTGGTATTGCTCCCATTATTACAACGGCATGGGCTCCGGGCTTTACGCTCGCCTCTGCCGTATTGGCAAATACTTTCGACCTGCCCCACTCAGCAATGGGCCAAGCACAGAGAACGCTTGGCGAATTTACAACGCCTTAGAGATTAAGGCTGGCCGCAAGCGCACACACTACAGAGTGCTTCCCACGGGCGAAGCCCGCCTAGCCTGAATCCCTCACCGCCCCATCGCTTCGCGTCATCATGGAACCAACCCAAATGTTGCTGGCTATCTCACAGGCTCCCATTGTTTCACAAGATACGCTCCGCTCTGATCACCTATGTTCGGCCCTGATCAGGGAGGCTGACAGGCTGGAGATTGAGCTTGACCGCGACTTATGGCAGCCTGCCGCCGCAATCGCCGCCCATGGCAGGAAGCCTGGCCAAATTTGCTTGAGCCTCCCGCCAAAGCTGGAAGAGATTGGCAGTGAGATAGTGCGGGAACTGTTCACAGAGCTTAACTGGCACGCGCCTAGTGGCTGCAGCTTGGGCGAGTCAGAAGTTGACGGCGCACTATTTCTGTGGGAGCTGACGCCTGAGGCGCAAGCGGAGGCGATTAACGCTGACCCGGCGTCAAGGTTTGAGGCGATGACGCTAAGCGTCCCCAGCCATTGGCTATCAGCCATTGTCAATGGAGATGAATCTAGTTTCGATTGCTATGGCGACGCAGGGGATTACAGGGCGTATAAAGCGTTTAGCAAGGGGGAGCTTTCCGGCGGCTGGAGCGTTACTAGCACGGCGGAAGAGTCCGAATTCTCTAAATCGCATGACGCTACCGGCTATGGCGTGCTGGCGTGTGACGTGACAACTTGCATTGCGATGCGCCTAAAGCCGGAATCGGCGCGGCCTGCCGCTTGACGGGAACGATAAAGGAGGCTATTATGAGGGAGTCAATCGCTCCCCTCTCATGGCCAACCTGACCGCTCAGAGCCGTAACGATGCCCAGCCGTGGAACCACTACGAAACCCGCGACGAGCACGGCCACCCCCTCCAGGCCGGCGCCGCCATCGGCAGCAGAATCTACCATCCACGAATGCGCGGATGCCTGTCCGGCGCTACGCTCGGCCGCTGCTATAGCTACGCGCTAGCTTGCCCGCTGCGCTAGCGACCCGCGCCATTCTCCGCCCCGATTCGTTATAGAAACCGGGGCGGGGTTGCGGTTTCGTGTGGGCGGGGCGGGGTCCCCATACCCCCCACACCTCCCACCCCTAAACCCCTTACATAAAACGACACCACCCAAAAGCAATAGGGAGGGGCAGTGGTCCGTTTTCAGCAGATCAGCCCGCCTTTTTTTCTACGGCCCCAGACTCAAAATTAACAATTAGCGGATGCTTGTCTTCCGGCGGATCGCAGGGGTCAGCGTTCGCCTCCTGTGCAATGATAATAGCCAAGCAGCCAAGCGCCTCGCAGCGAGACAGCCCGCTATTTGCCATGGCACCAGTCACTGCGTCGCAAAATGCGACAATGCGCTTTTCCTGCGACCTGCTTATCTTGCCGGTTGCGGGGTAAAAGGCTTCGCGCTCGCCTGATGCCATGGTGCTTTCGCTAACCCAAAGATGATAGCACGCCAGGCCAAAAACCGGGCTCGCCTTGAAGGATTTTGATTTGCTTGCAATGTTCCGCAATCCTGGCGGCAATAGCCTTTCTCCGTCCGCGCTCCAAGAATGCCAAGCGCTCCGCTATTCGAGCCCTTTGCAGTCCGGTCAGCGGCCGAGTTTCGTAAAATTCCGGCATGGCAATCAACAGTAATTTTTCTTCCAAGCCTCAACCTCGGTCCGCTCTCGGTCGCCGAGGGCGCCGATGCACGCAAGCGCTTTTCTATGCGCGTGGGCAGCTTCGATCATGTCGATAAACTCGGCGTCTGCCTCGATCTCGCCGGTAAAATCTTTGCCGGCCGCAAATGTGGCCCGGCGAACTGCAGCGGATCCTGCGCCAAGAATTTCGAGCCTCTTTTCGCTTTCCCTCGGCCCCCACTCCAGGCCGCAAAGCCATTCGACAACTTCGGGCGGCGGAAGATAGGTTGAGGCCATGAAGCCAAGGACGCGCTTGCCTAGCCTAGCAGGCGTGGCGCGTTGCAGCCTAGTGTTTCGTAATGGACTTGCGGCTGACGGGCCTCGTCACGCCGGCTGGATCAATGACCGCAACCTTGCCGGAAGAAGGCAGAGCGCCATAGTGGTACGGCAACTTCCAGCCTGGCCGGCCGTCAACCTTGACGAAGGTGTAGGAAGAGGGTCGATCCATAAGACAGCGCCTTACTCGCTTCCAAACAATAGCACGCTCTACCGCCCGACGCCATGCTAAAATTTGATTTTCACAGCAGCCCATGGCCAGCCTTGAGGAAACCCTGGAAGAGCGCGGCAAGCGTTACGGCAGTTTTGCGGAGCATTCGGCGATCACCGACGCGCTGAAAGAGGCCGCCGCCGCCAACACTCCGCACAAGACAAAGCTCGCGCCTGATCAGAAAGAAGCGCTCGACATGATTTTTCACAAAATCGGTCGCATCCTTGCCGGCGACCCGGACTGGGCTGATAGCTGGCACGACATCGCCGGCTACGCCAAGCTGGTCGAGGATCGCCTGAACGCCGAGCAGGCGGCCGAGGCGAAGAAGACGGCGGCCCGAGCCGCTGCGGGCGATCCATGGGAGCCCCGCGCCCCCGTCGAGCTTCAGCTTTTCGACAGCAGCAACATTATCGAGTATTCGCATTTCGGCAAAGCAAGCGCCGCCTCGCATTCCGAAATCTGCTTTTGCGTGCCGCCGGCACAGGAGCGCAGGTTTCCATCGGGCGCCCACGGGCGTCCCGTCGAACTCCATGACAGAATTAAGGTTGCCTGCGACCCGGCCGGCCGCCCGATTAAACCACGCACTTATTTTGTGGTATCGGTCGAGGAGCTTGATGGCGGTTGCCAGCGCATTTGCGCTATTCCCGAGCGGTACTGGGTTCTGCGCAGCGACTTCCGCGAAGCGCTGCGCCGGGGGGCAAGCCTCGATCTCCGCAAAGAGCTTTGGATGCTGGAGCGCTTTGGCTATCGTCGGGGCTGAGCGACGATGGCGCAAGCGATTCTTATTCTGGCATTTTCTTTTTCTTCGGAGTTGACTGCTGTGATTTTCCATCCCGACCCAACCTGGCCTGAAATTGCCGCGCTGGCGATAACTTGGCTGCCAGTGCTGATTGTCTCCGCCGCAATCTTCCGCCTGGGGCCGCCGGACTGAGCGCAGCGGCAAGCCAGCTAGGCGCTCACGGGCGAACGCTCGTCCTACGCACCCAGAATCGACCCTAAATCAAAAAATCTAACAAATCAGTAGATTTGGTGGTCGGTAAACTCTCCGTTCGCTCCCTTGGTTAGATTAAACTTTCCAAGGCAAAGATACCCAAAGGCGTCGAACGCATGATCGACGCCTAATTTTTTGTTTGGCATTCGCGTCCCTTCGGCGTACCCAAGCGTTCTGAACGATTTAACAAGCTCGCGGCAGCGCGGATGTATCTTTGTATGCACTTCCCCATCGGCAGTGCGAAGCGCTGCATTTACAGCGCGGATTTTATCGGCAGTATTGTAAGGCGCCTCTGGCGCGTAAACGCGCAATCCTGCCTTCCTGAGGATTTGATGGTCACTTACGCCAACGCCAGACGTTTGCTTGCGTTTGCCGGTAGGGTCCGGCAAGCCATAAATTACGCGCCTGGCACCATCGTCGGACTCCGCTAATTCATTTACGCCATATTTGTCGTTAACAACCTCCGCCAAGTCCCAGGTTGTCGCATTTTTAAGCGTTATTTCGTCAAATACGCGCAATTCGTAAATTTTCCCGTTTTTTCTGATGATATTGGCGCAAATTGCCGTTAAGGGATCGTTGTTAAAGTCGATTCCAATGTAAAGCGGCAACCTCTGATCGTCGCAAATCGTAGAGTCGATGTTGTCCATTGAAAAACAAGGCACAACAAGCCCTGTATTTGACTCAATCTTCGCTTCATACTCCCTGGCAAACACTTCTGGCGCGAGCGTGCGCCGCGCTTCTTCAATTTCGGCCGCTGGTATGTTTCCGCCTTGCAGCGACGTGTATTCATAAAGCGACCACTGCAAAGGGTCAAGCCGCTCAAGGCCGGGATCAGCCATTTCGGCGTCTTTGAGCAGCAAAATTGTCTCGTAAAACCAGCCTGCGGTGCCTTCCGGCGACGGAGTTGTAGTAAAAAGCCCCCAGCCGCCACGATCGGAAAGCGCCGGGCGAATCACGGAGCGCCACGTATATTCTTGCTGGAATGCGCATTCGTCCATCACCACGCCGGATAACGCTGGCCCGCGTAGCGCGTCGGGATCTTCCGAGCCTTTCAGGTAAATTGCGGAGCCGTTAATCAGCTCAATCTTGAGATTGGCTTCATTCTTTTTTCGCACCCAGCGTTCTGGAATAATGCGCTTGTAGGTATCCCACGCAATGTCACGCGCCATGCGATATGTTGGGGCGACGTAGTAATAGTCGCCAACAATTTCCGCCGCGCCTCGCAACAGCTCGACTCCTCCAAGCACGGTTTTCCCCCCACGGCGCCCCGCAAGCACCACGCGAAAGCGCCGCCGATCCTTGAATATCTGACCCTGGATTGGCCTCAGCGAGACCCGATTCTTGCCGGCAAGAAAGTCTCCGCTGCGCCGCAATGTGGCCTGGGCTGACATTGGCTACCTCCTGCCGGCTCAGTGTAACCCGTGCTCGCTGACGCTGGCAGGCTATGCTGGCCGCAAACGCGCCGCCCCGATGGCAAGCACCCGAGTAAGGCTAAGGAACGTTAATTACAACGACAAAGACAGTCCATTTTTTATGGACACAACTGTTATCAACATGCGTAAGAAGTGGGAGATTATACGCGCCGTCACAAACGGCACTGAATACCTGCACGAAAACGCTGCCGTATATTTGCCAAGGGAGCCCAGGGAAGAGGCGAAGCAAATTCCGGGTATCGGAAAATACGATCCGTGGCTCAAGCGAGTCAATCTGTCCGTTTTGGCACCTTTTACTAAGCGCATAATCCATAATGCTGCGGGAATGGTGCTGCGCAAGAAAATTAAACTGGAGGGCGGGGATCCTTTCTGGCGGGAGGAATTTGCAAAAGATGTTGACGGCGACGGCACGTCGCTTGATTTATTTGCGCTGGGCAGGCTTGAAACTTCATTGACCTACGGTATTTCAACGATTGTGGTTGATGCCGGCAAGCGCCAGGCCGTTACGGCGGCCGACGAGCTGCAGCCTTTGCGGCCATATTTTGTGCCGGTTGATCCGTGGCAATATCTAGGTCACAGGCGCGAGCATGACGGCCCCGGCGCCAAATTGACGATGCTGCGGTACCAGGAGGAAAGGCGCACCAACGATGGCGAGTATGGCGAAGAATACGTGGCGGCGGCCAGAGTGATCGTCCCAGGCGCCTACGAAGTGTTCGAGGCCGGCAAGCGTGTCTCTGTTGAGCTTGACGAATTTCCGTTGGATTATATTCCTGTTGTTGACATTTACTCGCAAAAAGTCGGCTATAGGTGCGCAACGCCACCTCTCGCTGATGTTGCCCATCTGAACATTGCCCATTACCGCCGCCTGGCGGATCTTCTTCATTCTCTGCACGTTGCCGCGATCGGGTTGCTCGTTCTTGAGGATTACGATGGGGAGGACGCCGCAACTGGGCCAAGTTACGCCATCAAGATGAATGCTGGCACCAAAGCCTACTGGGTCGAATATGACGCCGGCTCGCTTACCGCTCAGGCGGAATTGCTGGACCGCATCGAAAGCGAAATTAGCCATTTAGGCGTAACTCAACTTCTCGGCCAAAAGCAAGTGGCGGAAAGTGAAGGCGCCAAAAGAATTGACCAGCAACAGGCAAACTGCGTTCTTGCGGTCGCCGCTCAAGAGCTGGAAGATTCGCTAAATAAGGCTTTTCGCATGGCGTCTGATTACAACGGACTGGAGCCACCGAAAGTAGTTATCGATAAAGATTTTGACTTCTACCGCCTGCTCGGCCAAGATGTGAGTGTCCTTTCTCAACTGGAAGAGAAGGGGCAAATTACTACCGAGGGCTTCTTAAAGATTCTTGCTCGCGGGGAATGGCTGCCGCAAGATATGGACCTTGCAGACTTGCTCAAAAAGGTGGAAGTTCTCAGAAGGGACGCGAAGCGCGAGAACGCCGCCCAACAGCAGCGCGATCTTGCTGCAGCAAAAACCCCCTGAACCAGCGGCCCAGGGGGAGGCTTGTTTTAGCGCGAAAGTCAGTGCCCGCGCTGCCGCTGACTGGCTCTGGTGGCGCGAACCAACTCAGGCGCGATCATCGGCTCCTTAAGCGTCTCGGTTTCGCACTCGCCGTCCGGGTGGACAGTTTTCCGCAGCACAAGTCCGGCCATGTTGAGAATTTCGACCATGGGTCCAGGCTCGGGTTCGACCGGGACCTCCGATGCCTCAGGATCAGGCGCGGGAGGGGCCGGGGGCGCGGCGGCGGCGGCAGGCTTGGGCGATTGCGATACGGCGGCGGCGTTTGCCATGTGGGCGGTTGGGCGACTACGCGCTACACTGTAGCGCACCTATCAGCCGCGTCATGTCTCTCACGTCGGAGCAAATCGCCGAACTGCAAGCCAAAGCCGCCGAAGCTGACGAGCTTCGGGTAAGACTCGCCGCAGTTGATAGCAACAAAGGCAAAATTTTGGACGAGAAAAAAGGCGTGCAGAACGAGCTTGAGAAGGCGCAACTTGAGCTTAAGGAGATCAAGGACAAGAAAAAAGAGGAGGAAGGGCAACTGCAGGAGCTGCTGGACGAAGCTCGCGCCGCCATCAAAGAGTTGGAGAAAAGATTGGCGGATAAAGACACCGAAATTGCGGAAATTCAGACAACGGCACAAAAAGATAGGGCGAAGTCTGATTTTCTGGCCGAATTCGGCCCTAGCGTTTTTGCCCCGAAGCAATTTTGGACGCTTTTCAAGGATTCTGCGATACGCCGAGATGGGCAAACTTACGTCGCGGTTGGCGGAAAAGAAGTTCCCGTCAAGGGCCTTGCCGAGGCGCTTCGCAAGGATACGGAGTTCTCGCATCATTTCAAGCCGTCCGGCCCCAGCGGCGGCATGGGCTCCAGGGCGAGCAGCCAGGGCAGCGCCGCAGATCAGAGCGCGGCCCAGGGCAATCCCTTTCTTCCCGGCGGCAGTGTCACGGCCAGGATTGCGCTGAAGCGCGAAAATCCAGACTTGGCTGCTAGGCTTAGGGCCGAAGCGGAGGCGCCCGAAGCGTCCCGCCGCCAAGGGTAGGCTGCGCCGCGCCCTGGGCACAGGGCGTAACCGCTGCGCGGTTGTGTCAATCCCAACGCGCCTCAATCCTTACCTCCAATGGCCTCCCAAAACCTCGGAGGCACATTCGCTGGCGACGTTGCGAGCCTTACGCGGCTTGCGACGTCCGGCGAATTTGCCGAATACCTTCAGGAGCAGATTTTTCTGAAGTCCCGGCTCATCAACTCTGGCTTTGTCGCCAGAAGCGATCAGCTCCTATCTTCCACAACCGGCGTTCGCGTCGAGGCACCCTTTTTCCGCCCTCTCGACCCGATTGAGGAGAGGATGACTTCCGCAAATGACTGGGGGCAAAGTGGGGAGGGCCACGTTACCTACCAGAAGATCACTGCTGGAACCCAGTACGCCACCATCACGCACCGGATCTTCGCTTACGCGATAGACAAGCTCTCCAAGCTGGCCACTGGCGAAGACCCGTTGAGGGTGCTTGGCGAGCAGCTTCAGCCGGCGATGGACAAATTGATGACGGGCAAGTGCATCGCCCACCTGGAGGGCCTGCTTGGCACGGGCGGCCCGCTGAATGCCACGAGCAGCCTCAACAAGTCCGTCACGACCGGCTCGACTATTGCTAATTGGCTGACCGCCGAAAACGTGATCGAAGCCCGCTACAAGCTGGGCGAACGGCAGTCGGAGCTTACGACCCTGTTCATTCCCTCTCCCGTTCAGGCTTACCTGGAGCAGCTTGGCTTCCTCACATACGAGGGTGATCGTCGCGGCGTCAACGCACGCCTGCTGATTGGCAACGCCTACAACCTCAACGTTGTGGTGGACGACCAGCTTCCCGTTATCGGCGCCACGGGCCAACAGCGGCAATTTGTCTGCTACCTGGGCGGCGCTGGCGCCGTTCTGGAGGGAGAGCAGATTCCCCTGGAAATCGAATACGACCGCAATGCGCCATCCAAGCAGGATGGCCTCATTGTTGACTATCACCACGCCTACCACGTCCCTGGCACAACCTGGGCGGCCAACTACGACAACCCGCTAAACGCCCAACTCGCCACCGGCGCCAGTTTTGGGCTCGCCTACAACGAGCCTCGGCTGATCCCGCTGGTGCGCCTTGTGGTCAACTCACCCTATGGCGGAGTGATCTGATCGGCTGGCGGCTGCTGGATCAAGGGGGCTCAGGCCCCCTTTTTCGTGGGCCGGTCAGGCTACACTGGGCGGAAACCCTGAGCACAGCCCATGGCCGAGTCCAACAGCTACAAGTCGCGCAAGGGCGAGTTTGAGCTTCTGGCTGGCGTAACCGTCGCCAATCTGCCAAGTTCGCCGGCCGTGGGCATGATCCGCCGGGTTACCAACGCCAGCTCTCCGGCCGTCGGCTCGGCCGTGGCGGGCGGCGGATCTGCTGCCGCGCTCGTCTGGTACAACGGCTCCGCCTGGCGCGTCATCGGGGTCTGAGCGTGAGCAACCCGCTCTGGTGGCCCTGGCACCGCCTGGCAGAGCCCTACTCTTACTCGGCCATCAGCGACGAGCAGGTGTGCAACTGCACCCCTCCCGAGCTGATCGAGGTGGCCGATGCCGACGCCTACATGGCGGCCACGCTCAAGGCGGAGCGCTGGGCGGCGCTGAACGCGACGCAAAAGGGGCAAGCGCTCAAGTCTGCCCAGGATGCGTTGCGCACATTGCGCTGGTGTACTGACGAAGAAACACGCTGCGGCAAAGAGCTTGCTCCAAACTACGTCGCCGCCGCGTCCGAACTTGCGCTAGTGCTTTACGATAATGCCACGGCGGTCCTGGGGGCGGCAAGCCAGCTTCCGGCGCCAGTTGTTAAACGGCAGGAATTTGATGTATTCAGAGAAGAATACTTTGATCCCGCCGCGATTGCCGTCCAGGCGCTACCGCGAGACAAGCGCGTAGGTAGTCACTCCCCAACCGTTCTGCGTCTTTACCCTTGGCTGCTCGACTTGATTGGCTGCTGGATTGATTGCGGCAACAATTCCAGCCTTGTCCCTATTTTGCGAGGGTAAATGAACGCCGCACAAGACGCCTGGGCAATGCCGCTGGCCAAGCGGCTGATAACCAAATACACGACGCAAGCGCTTATCTACGTTTCGGTGGCGAATGGCGCATACGACGAATTAACCGGACAAATTGCAAATACGGAAACTGCCTACCCCGCCGCCGGAGCCGTCGTCCGATCGCAAAAAGCAGAGCGCGACCGGACCCAGCAGGGCCACGGCGTCACGGCCTGGATAAGCCACGAAATTGTGCCATGGCCCATCAGCTCAAATGACTATTTGGGCTACCTCGGC